GGAGTGAATTTGAGCCTTCATAATATATCCTTTCTTGAATATGAGGCCTCGATCAGATTGGAAATAAACGGTAATTTCCATAGGTGGAATATAGCGTATATCGGATACCCTGTCAAGCGCAAAACAGCAAAATATCAAAAAAAATAAAAAAAGTTTGTTCGGTATATGTTCGGGTATTTTTGGTTAGTTAGCCCTTACTAGTTTATCGTCTTGTTAGTTATTGCTCACTAGTTTAGTTAAAGCTTACTAACTTGTCGCTTGTTTAGTTAATACTTACTAACCTACCGCTTGTTTAGTTAATACTTACTAACTTTTCGCTAGAGGAGTTTCATGCTGCATCGAAGAACTTCGATGCATACATATGCTCATTCTTCGATGTGTCATATTAGTAAATACTTACTAACTCCCAGATCTTCATGTTAGTCAATACTTACTAACTTGCCTGGCCCATTGATATATCAAAATATTTCGCTATAAGCACTTTGGTACAGCATCGACGAATGTCGATGCTTAGATATAAGCATTCGTTGATGCATACTGGTTAGTTAATACTTACTATCCTGGTATCTGTGCGCATAAAAAAACACCCCTCCATATGGAGGGGTGTCGAATCGATGTTCTCAGATGCTGCTCACCTTGTATTCCACCAAGTGAGCTCCGCATTGATTCATCTCTTTCAATCCGTACTCTCTCCCTCTAGGAGGATTACCCTCGAATTCTACGGCAACGACAGATGATGCTGTCGCAGCCAGATGAAGGGGTATGTTTCCAAACACTCTCATACCCTCCACATCTTCCCTTCCCACATTCCCCCTGAACACCTTCACGCATGGCAATGCGTTATTGTTTCCTTCTCCCCCACCCTCTCCACATCCATCCAGGTAGATGTCTCCGTCCTCCCCAACATATCCACGCATCGAAGATGCGAGATATTGGATTGTTGAGGGATGGCGTGAAACGACGACGGTATTAGTATGGCAATTCATGGATCTGTCCTTTCGTATGTAGATCGCTCAATAAACCAGCAGGCCGATACATATCGGCCATCTTGAATAGAAAGCGTGGAGTGTTTCATCCACGCATTCCGATCTCTCAATTTTGGTATCTGACGGCCAACGCTCCGTCATACTCATTCATTTCATTGAATGAGTGTGAGAGATAGAATTTTTCCGGAAGGATATTCGTATTCATGTTGATCAGATTGATCAACGTGAATGTCGCTCTCTCCAATTGTCGTATTGACACGAGTGAATTCTTGTCTACGATTGTCATCAATCGTCTGACAGTATAGTCAGCCTTTCTCACATCTGTCTCTTTCAATAAGACAGATCTTGTCTCGCATTCCTGTGCGTAGATACGTGTCGCACAGGACGCGTCTTCCCAAATTGTTTCAAATTTAGGATGTTTCATATCAATTCCTTTCGAATTGATGTTTGTGAATAGGGGGGACACGATGTCCCCCCTTGTCTTATCCATCATTTCTTATTTGAACATCCCCGATGTCTTTTTAAGAAACAGTCTCTTTCCCCCATGTTTCCGGTACAATTTCTGTACCATCTTCTCAATTCCGTTATCCAACCTTCTAGATGCGAACATCTGAAGGGTGAATCCATTTATCTCCTTCGATTCAATGTGCTGCTCACACAGGAGCAGGAAAATTTCCAGCTTCCCATCTTCGAATCCACATTTGTAGATGATGGGTTCGGAGACATCGGCAGCCTTTGATATCTGCGCTGTAGTCGTCCCCCGATACCCGTACTTGCAGAACAGGTCATATGCAACCTTGGCGATCTGTTCTTTCCGTTCCGATCTACTCATTCTTTGCTTTGCCATCGTATGATCCTTTCTTGATCTGATGAACTTGAATACGGCAAGCCGAAACATATCGGCCATCTTGAATAGAAAGCGTCGAGTGTTTCATCGACGCATTCCGAATTGATTAACCCCGATATTTCCGCCATATTCGGCGGAAATTCCCCCGACGCATCCTCAATGTTGGATGCGTTCCCGTTCCCTTATTGTTCATCGATCCGGATACCCAGTTGCCTTCCCCATGTCGGCAACAAGTATCGAACCCAATGAACTTTCCAGATTCGTCGATATGGAATACTTTGATGTTTCCAAATCGACGGATGGGTTCAGATTGTCGCGCCAAGCGCGACTGATAACAGCGAGCCATGATATATCCTTTCGTTGATATGACTCATATTAGTGAACACTTACTTGTCGGTCGTTCATATAACCGTTTGTTGATCTGACTGATACTGATGGTCATCATTATGAGGGTCGCTCTTATCAGCCAGAGGGAATATGAGTGATTCGTGCTATCGACTTGTTTCGATGTGAAACATATCGGTCGGTTTCAATCATATGCCCTATTCACTTGTCAGATCGGCCGTGATCCATACTTGGCGGCCGTCTCTCTCTCCCGCTCTCTCTCCCCCATTATACAATATATCGGCCATAATTCCAGTCCATAATCAGTATTTTATGATTATTTTTATCATATTAATAAAATTTTTTATATGGATATGATAGGCCCCATATCCATATGTTTGGATATACTAAGTTTGTGCATCCTAACATATGTATGTTAGTCAATACTAACCAGGGCCTATTATATAACTGGTCTCAGATATCTGCAGACTTGAATATGAACCCGGTGGCATCCACTAACCATCACACAAAAAATCCCATAATGAGGACTTTTTAAAAACAGAAAGAGGACTTTTAAAAAGGCCCCCAAAAATTAATTCGAGAGCCCTTTTGTGCATGCTGACGTAACGAGTGCAGCAATTAGTTTTATATATCGTATACTTCAGCAAATCCCATCTCAACCATCCACCCATTTATAGACATAAATGTAAAGGAACCATCTTTATTATCCTCTTTAATATAAAGAATCCCTAAATATCTTCCAAATTTCCCCTTCTTATCTCTCTCATAAATATCTGTTCCCGGACTATTCTTTCTAGTAATCTTTCTCTTCACACTTTTCAAATAACAATAAGAACTACGAGGAAGAAGTTTCTTTAACGCATTCATACTCTCTACACCCATCTTCTTAGTACTCCCCTTCTTTTCTGGAGCATTAATCTGAAAAAGACGCAAAGTCACCTTGCTAAATGTATTAAAACCTGTATCTACTAATACAGTAACAGTATCCCCATCTTTAACATTTAAAACCTTGCAAGAATAAAAATATATAGAATCATCTAACTCATCTTTACTATGTATAGTTAAATTTCTAAATATCTCTAAGGTTTTGTCATTTTCGCCCTTTGTTTTTTTATTTTTTTTCATATAAGTAATTCTTTTTTTATTTGTCTTTAAGTATCTTCTCTAACTTCTTCTCAACTATCTTTGGGTCGTTATATTTTGCAAATACCTTATCTATTTTCTTAGCAATACTCATATAATATCTTCTTTTTTTAGAATTATATAGGGCCCTATCGCGAAAATTTAATATATAAGAAGTTTCTAAGAATTCTAGGGCTTTACCTATATACAAACTGTCTTTATTCTCCTTAATAAATTCAGTAATCTTCTTGGGCGTTTTTGAGTTTTTGTTCATATTTTATTATAGCGGGGTTAGGGGATTTTTTTTACCGTTTTTGACGTTTTTATTGTTTCTTTGTCCCATCCTATGAAAAAATATAAGGGGCCTGCGAGACTAGTTTCAAATAAATAATATCTTATCTCTATAGTGTCTGGGCCTATATACTCTATAGTTAGGGCCCTATTTATCTCTTGTCCACTAATTAATTGGATAAACTTAATACTATCTAGCTTTGGGCGTCTACCATTATTAGTATCTTTTATTCTCACTACCCCTATGCTATTTGGCGGAAGGCTCCACCAAGGTAAATAGTCCATGTGGGAGAGGTTTAAAAATAAAGCTCTTTCTGAATGCTCAGTCGAGGGGATCACTGAAGGAGAGGCGACAAAAAATCCGCTTGAAGGATATGGTTGGGAAAAAACTTTGTGAGCGGTGCCCCAATTATGGGGTCCCTGGACGGGAACACTTTCAGGGAACTCGGTTGATGCCCCAATACTTATAATATATTTTGTTGGTGTTTCCCCCGGAGAATTACTACCCCTTAAACCTATAGTATATAGAGAAACGGCAGAAAAAATTATTGTTAGTGATAAAAACTTTAAATGGCCCATTGAAATTTCTTTCTATAAGCCATGTCTTATATCTAACAATTCATCCATTCTACTATAAGCGTCGTTTTCTGAACTATAGCAATTTACGGGAAGAGGATCTTGTCCTATTACTTCTTTATATAGCTTTTTAAACTCTTCATACCACTCTATATAACTATCTGTTTTTTTATTACTCATTATTTTGTTTATCAGTTATAATATGTAGAAGTTCCTCATGGTGCCAAAAGAACTTCTCTAAATCAGCAACCTTAGCCCTTAAAGCAACAAGCTCCGCGTCTTGTCTGCTATTAAGACCTACTACTCTTTTATCATGAGTATCTTCCCATGTAAATATTTTTTGAATATCTTCTAAAGTTCTTTTATTGCTTACATTTTGTATTTCATCAAGTATAGACATTTCATTTTGTAGTCTTTTGTCTAATGCTTCAATTTTTGTAGTATAAGAATCTACTAAGAGTTTCATTTCTCTTTGTAGATTAGTATCTAATTTATCAATACTTTTACTATTATGTGATATATTTGAAAATGCCGTGTTTACCATTTGTTCTGATTGGGCCTGTTTTATCATAGTAGCAGGATGCCCTTCCATTTGTATGTGAGCATCTAACGTTTTTGTCATAGGTTTTAGGGCCATTATTCCGATTGTTAATACAAGTCCGACAGATGTGAGTATTACTGCTAGAATGGCAGTTATATCTCTTGCTGAAAGTTTCCCTACGCTGGCTTGTGTGACTGATAAATTAGATACAGCATCACCAATATCACGAATACCTTTCTTGATACCCCGTGATATCTTCCTGAAATATGTTGGACGTTTTGTTTTAATCCCCCTACTTCAGATTCAAGTGTCGACACTCTATTCATTTGATCAGCCTCTGTCAATTTCCAATCTCCTGTACAGATTCTCTTTAAATCTTACTATCATATATATATACACTTACTTTATATATGTTTCCAAGTTCTCTCTGTTGATAACTCTTTTTATCGTTGCTTCTTTAACTCCATATTTTTTACTCATAAGGGGAAAATTATAAGGGGGCGAAATACTTCTTATCTCTCTTACTTGTTTTTCTGTTAACTTAGAGAAGTTACAATCTTCTCCTAGTGAAGGATTTAATACTCTATTTGCATTTTGTTCTTGTTTAGTGACGTATCTTAGATTTTCTATTCTATTGTCGTCTCTAATTCTATTGATATGATCTACTTCTTTTCCTTCAGGGATAGGGCCAACAAAAGCCATCATCATTAACCTATGTATATAGTGTTTTTTCACCACTCCCTTTACACTTAATCTTGCAAACATATATCCTCCTTTTCCTTTATGATATCTACAATAAGAGGCCTTTCTTATGTGGGCCCGTCCTTTATTCATTATTACTCTAGTTTTTGCTCTTATCCTAGCCTTGTTTGATATCTGGTATCCTGGAAGGGTTGGTATATCAACCCATTCTTCATCTTTTTCACTCTTCTTGTTTTTTTCGTCTATCTTTTTCTTTTTTTGTGGGGCGATTTGGCGGCGGATAGCTTCTTTGCCAGTATTTTTTCTTTGCTTCATCTAAAATATCGTCCCATTGGTCCTTTTTTTTTATATCTTTATCTTTTGTCATTGTTATTTGTCGTATATTTAATAAATCCTTTTGTGATATCTTTCACTTGTCCTAATATTCCTCCTATTTTTTTCAATTTTTTTACACCTTCACCTTTTTCCGGAAACCATTTATCTTTTGGGCAAGTGGTATTGGGCATCCAAAGTTTTGAAGACAATCTAGCTCTATGGTTTTTTCCACATCCACATTGGTCACAAAACCCTATGCTATCATGCTCTTGGTATTTATTAAACTCGCAACCTTCACATTGCAGTTTTCTTTCTGTNTAAATTTTATTTGAAACTGGTCCTTGAGATAAAAGAGACATTTCTGCTTTAAAATAATCTAATAGCTGAGTTTTTTTCTCATCATCTGTCATATTATTAGCTTTTTCTTGTCTCTCTCTTATTTCAGAAAGTTGCTTTTCAGTAATTTGAGGGTTGTTTTTTCTTATAATCTCCATTTGTTGATTTATATCAATATTTTGTTTTGGAGGAATGACCACGTCTAACTTAACTGTATCCATAATTTAATCCTAAAAATCCTTTATTAAAAAATTCTATTTTTCTTCTTACTTTTTAGTTGTTTTTTTAGTTGTTTTTTTTATATTACCAACTGGTTTATCTATTTTTTCTACTTTTCCAGCTTCTTTTTCTTTTATAACTGCTACAGTTTCTTTTTTAGCTGCTTGGGCCTTTTTTAACTGAGCAGGTTGGGGTTTTTTATTTTTATTGTCGCCTTTATAAGCTATTGCCATTTTGTTATTCCTTTTTATTTATAACTTCTTCTTTGCTTTTTCTTTTCAACATCGATTTCACTCAAACCTCTGCCGCTTTTTTTGATAACACCTAGTCTTCTTCTCATTTCTCTTACAGATTTAACACTTCTTCTCAATTTATCTGCTATATCTTCATCTTTTAATTTTTCAGCGTTTTTTCTTAAAAATGCTTTTTCTGCCTCAGTCCATTTAGCTTTACTTCGTTTGGTTCTAATCATTTAAGTGTTTTTCTGAAATATCTGTATAATTATACACGTTAAGACGATATAATAATATATATGTATATATATTATAGGAACTTTTATGGGCGAATTATCAAGTTTATTAAAAAAAGTTAATAAATTTTCTGATATAGATCTTGAAGAACAAGATATAATTGACGTATTTGAAAAGATAGCTTTTCAGCACAGGACTAAGGATTTTGGTTATTTTACTCAAGAAGACATAATGAAAGAGGTCTGGGTAATATGTCTCTCTCAATTAGACAAATATGATCCAAGTAAGGGAAAAGGAGACAGTGCTCTTAATTCTATAGAACGTTGGTTTAATAGAATAGTTAAGAACAGGTTAAATAATTTTCATAGAGACCATTATAGTAGTGTAAACGAAAAATATAAACAGTCTAGAATTAATTTAGCAAACCAATTAAATATTAATGAAATAGATATAACTAATGAAAAGAACGCTAAAGTTCAGAATACAAATCATTTAGATAAATTGATATATGATGAACTTGAGGAATTTGTTCGTTCTAGATTAGATGACGATCTTTTAGATATATATAATGATTGCATGGATCAAGAAACAGTCTCTACTTATTATCAAGGGAAATTAAAAGCTGAGATCACTAAAATAATGGCAGAATGGCATAAAATCCATGAAGAATAAAAAATCTAATAAAAGAATTACCGATCTAGACGAGGAATATATTCGTATTCATTGTGAAAATAAGACGGATGAGGAATTAGGAAAGATTCTCTCATGTTCTAAAAGCACAATTAAAAGAATAAGAACTAAACTTGGTCTAAATAAATATAATACAAAAAGTAAAAAAGAGAAAAATGCTAAGGCTATTGTAAAAGAAAATATAGATGCTGATAATAGAAGATTTGATAACGATATGGCCGTGGCTGCTTTTCATAGAGATTCTCTTATTAACAGTGAAAGAGGAAAGAAAATACGAGAACTGACCACTTCAAGGGAATGGGGCGTTTTTGTAGATGAGTGGGTAGCTTATCATTTGCAATTAGAAGATTTAAGACATACAGAAAAAAATACTATAGAGCAGATTATTCTTTTAAGTCTAAGAATATCTCGTAATCAAAAAGAATACAAGGAATATTCTGAAGTAAAGGAAGAATTGTTAAAAAATTCCGGGATTACCTCTATAGCCAAACTTGATCATGATGACCCTGATAATATTAATATATATGAACAGTTTATGTCTGCAAGCGTAAGGGCTTCAGATTTAAATAAAGAATATAAAGATATGATGGAGCAGTCTAAAAAACTTAACGAGACTTTGAATGTTACTAGGCAACAGAGAGAAAAAAGAGGTAAAGTTGGTGGCGAAACATTCTTTTCTAAGTGCAAAGAATTTGAACAAAGATCTATGAGAGCAAAAGAGGGTAGAAGGGCGGCTCTTTTAAAGATGGCAACAGAAAAAAGTGCTGATAAAATGAGAGAATCTGTAGAATATATGGACGGTGAGTTTGCTCCCCAGCTACTGGATTCTAGAACTGTTGAACTAATGGATAAGAATAAGGTTTTTAATAAAACCGAGGATTTAGATGAAAAATTAGATGAAAAGAAAGAAGATGTTCTTTCTAATGAAGAAAACTGATTTTTTATATATAAAAATTATGAATTCTAAAAAATGCCCCAAGAAATTAAATTTTCCCTTAGACAGCATCGTTTGCGGAAACTGTGTCGTAGAATTAAACAAATTCGATAAGGACTGTATTGATTTTTGTTTAACCTCTCCTCCTTATGACAACATTCGTAGTTCTAAAGATTATGACATTTCTTCTTTTGATTATAAATTGGTTGGAAAACAAATTTTTAGAGTTCTAAAGGACGGAGGAGTACTCGTCTGGGTTGTAAATGATCAGACTATAGATGGTAGTGAGAGCTTGACCTCTATGAAACAAGCGATTTATTTTGTAGAAGAGATTGGTTTTAAATTATGGGATACTATGATTTATTCTAAGAACAGTTTTTCGTTTCCTTCTAAGATGAGATATCATCAGATTTGGGAATATATGTTTGTTTTTTCTAAAGGAAAACCTAAGACTTTCAATCCTATTAAAGATAGAGATAATAAATACTTGGGAAGAAGGGGCGCTAGTGGAAGAAAAAAAGACGGAAGTAGAAAAAAGGGTTTTAGTTTTGTTTCAGACAAGAAAGGTATGAGATTTAATATTTGGAAATATAAAATTGGGAAAAATAATACAACAAAAGATAAGATAGCTTATGAGCATCCTGCGATATTTCCAGAACAGTTAGCCATTGATCAGATTTCTTCGTAGGACAAAATGAAAATGATGTCGTTCTTGATTGTATGTGTGGATCAGGAACAGTTTTAAAATACTGCAAAATCATTAAATCGTAGATATATAGGAATTGATATATCTCAAAAGTATTGCGATATATCTAAAAAAAGAGTTTTATTAAAATAAGGATAATGTTATGATGAAAACAAGTATTGTTACAGGTGCGCCAGGTCAAGACGCAAGTTATTTATGTGAATTTTTATTAGATAAAGGATATAGAGTTGTTGCTATTGCTCGTAGATCTTCTAGAGAAACAAGAAATATGCATAATTGTAAATCAAATAAAAGATATATTGAAGAGTTTATGGATATAACAGATGTCTCAGGCGTTCGTTCTTTAATAAAGAAATATAAACCTTCAGAATTTTATAATTTAGCCGCATTGACACATGTGGGAACGTCTTTTAAAGAGCCTCTTTCTACTATGATGGTAAACGGATATGCTGTTGCTGGTATATTAGAGGCTATTAGATACGAGCATCCGATTTGTAAATTTCTTCAGGCGGGAACATCTGAACAATTTGGAAGTAACTTTTCAGAAACTAGTTATATTGATAACACAGGTTCTGTAAAGATAAAAAAGTCTCAAAATGAAGAGACTTCTTTTTCTGCAAATAGTCCTTATGCGGCATCTAAAATATACGCTTTTAATATGACATCTCTATATAGAAGATCTTACGATTTATTTTGCTGCAATAGTATTTGTTTTAATCATGAATCGCCTAGAAGACCAAAAGATTTTGTTACAAGAAAACTATCTTTAGCAGCAGTGAACATCAAATACGGAACACAGAGAGATATTAAGATGGGTAATTTAGATCCAAAAAGAGATGTGGGTCACTCAAAAGATTATATTAGGGCTATGTGGATGATGCTACAACATCATAAAGCTGATGATTATGTAATTTCTACTAACGATTCTGTGTCTGTAAGAGAAATGGGGGAATTTATCTTTAAAAAAGCCGGACTAAATTTCTCTGATTATTATGTTCCAGATAAACGTTATATGAGGCCTTGTGAAGTTGAATTTTTAAATGGAGATAGTAGTAAGATAAGATCTGTTTTGGGATGGGAACCAACATATAATTGGAGAGATGTTTTATCTGAAATGTATCAACACGACGAAATTGTAATGAAAGAAGACCTACTATTTAGTTAAGGTGTATGATTGTTAGTAATATACAGAGATTGTTGTTATAGCAAGAAGATTTTATAAATATAGTGGTGATTTTAGACGTTATATGTCTCTAAAAAAGAAAGTTTTGAAGAGAGATAGATATAAATGCCAGTTTCCAAATTGTAGAAGCTCTGAAGATCTAGAATTACATCACATAAAAAAGTGGAGCGATCATCACGGACTAAGATTTAAGGTTTTTAACTGTATAATACTTTGTAGAAAACATCATTCTTTGGTAACAGGACACGAGACTCTTTATGAAAGTATTTTTTTTAGGATAATCAGAAAATATAAAAATGGAACTTTTAAAAAAAAATATAGAAACAAAAAAAGAAAAAAGAAAAAAAAGTAAACTTATTGACATTTCTATCATAGTTGATACTAGAGAACAGACGCCTTGGAAATTTGATAATAAATTACCTTCAAAATTATCTATCAATACTATTTATATAGATACTTTAGAAGCTGGAGATTATACTATTGTAGGATATGATTTACCAGCAGATGATTTCAGTATTATAGTGGAAAGAAAAAATAGTTTAATCGAATTTATAGGAAATGTAGGTAATAAAAAAGGATGGACTAGATTTCAAAAAGAATTAGAAAAATTGTCTTTATACAAAAATGCTTTTGTAGTAATAGAAGATGATTTGAATAATGCTTATTCTAGATATAAATGTAGAAGAGGTAGAGATAAATATTTTAACGTACCTCCTGAATTTTTATTGAAAAAATTTGCAGAAATTAAAATAAAATTTGGAGTAGATGTTTGTCTTATGTCTAATCCTTCTATTTCTGAAAAATTTGTATTGAATCTATTTAAGAATACTTTATTAGCGGATTTTGCTTTAGATGACTAAAAATCAAAACATAGACTTAAAAAACTGGAATAAAGAACATCAAGATGAGTTCTTAGCTAACGCTTATCTAGAAATAGGAGACACATATAAGATAGAAGTAGAAAATCCTATGAGTTTGTCTCCTACTATAAGAGATATAGAAGAAGAGTTTGTTGGCCTTTGTTTAAACTCACAATATTTAAATTTTTCTGTTAAACATATATTAAATATGGATTTATTTCCGTATCAAATGGCTTGGCTGCATTCTTTATGGCATAATAGAATGCCTTTGCTTGTTGCTGCTCGTGGAGGAGCTAAAACAACAATGTTGGGTTTGTATTTTACTCTCAGGGCTGTATTAGATCAAGGAATCAAGATAGTTGTAGCAGGGGCTGGACTGCGTCAATCGGGTTTGGTTTTTGATGTAATGCAACAGATATTTGCCAATTCTCCTGTTCTTAGAGATATTTGCGGAGGTCTTGAAAATGGCCCTAAAAGAACAGTTATGGGTTACGAATGGAAAATAGGAAGAAGTATTATAATAGGTATTCCTATTGGTACAGGTGAAAAAGTTCGTGGATTAAGAGCTAATATAATTGGTGTAGACGAATTTGGTTCAGCTAATCCAGAAATCTTTGAGATGGTTCTTAGAGGTTTTGCTGCTGTTAGAAGCCAAAATACCTTTGATGTTGTAAGAGATGCTTATAGTTCAAAACTTTTATCTAATGCCGGTATAGACTTGTCTGAGTTTGATGAATATAACGATAGCGAAAGTTTCGGTTTGTCCGGAAACCAGATTATACTTTCTGGTACCGCTACTTATCAATTTAATCATTTCTATCAATATTACAAAAGATATTGTGATATAATTTATAATAGAGGGGTTTTGGACGGAGGAAATGTTATTGTAAAGGATTGGAAAGAATATGTGGTAATAAGAGTTCCCCATAATCAATTACCTTTAGGTCTTATGGATGAAACCATTTTAGAACAAGGAGCTGCTATTATGGATTCTTCTATATTCATGAGTGAATACGGAGCAGTTTTTGTAAAAGATTCTGAAGGATTCTTTCCAGCTTCAACTATTCATAGAGCTACTTGCCCTGTAAGTTTTTCAGACGGAATCGTAACTTTTAGACCTGCTATGAGTGGTAGTTCTGACGAATTTGTAATGGGAATCGACCCTGCTTCTGAGAGAGATAACTTAGTTATTAGTATAAATAGATTATGTGAAGGTCATAGAGAACATTGTTATACTTGGGCTGCTAATAGAAAAACTTTTGAGGCTGACAAGAAAAATTACAAAAAGGATTACGAAAACATCAGAGATTATAATACTTTTATAGTAAAAAAGATACATTATTTGTGTAATGCCTTTAATATTGTAAGATTGCATTTAGATGCTGGAGGAGGAGGGGTTTCTATTATAGAAGGGTTGAAAGATCCTACTAAGCTTGAGAAAGGACAGTATTGTTTGTATGATATGGATGATCCAGAAGTAGCAGGTGAAAGAGGAAGACATATAATAAAATTAATACATTTTTCTAATAGAGAATGGTATGAGACAGCTCATTATAATTTGCTTAAAGATTTAACTACTCAGACATATTTATTTCCGGAAGATGATCCTATAGGAATCGAAAAGAGTATTATGTTTTCTGGAAAGAGTAGTCTTTTGTCTGACAGAGTAGATGATATCTATGGAAATATTGAAGAATGTAAGTATCAGACTATTCTTATAGAGGAACAAACAACAGTTAAAGGATTTAAAAAATGGGATCTGCCTAAGCCAAAGGGGAACGTGACAGAAAAGATACAAATGAAATTAAAAAGAGATCATTTTACGAGTACCTTATTGGTTAATGATGCTGCTAGAGATTATTTGAAGGATGAAGGAATTGTTATGGAAACCGTTGGAGGAATTGCTGTGAAAGGTTCTGTAAGAAGGAAAAGTGCTGATGATATGAAATATATAATCAAGGGAAATAAAATGAACAGATCTGACTTTAATAGAACTTCTCCAATTAGAGTTATTAGTAAAAAAGATGGTGGATCTATAGCTTTTTAAGTGTATGATATTTAATAGCATTGCAATGGGATTGTAATCCAATCATGTCTGAAAATTTTAGTTATTTATCTTTTAATTCAAAAAGAGAAGAGTCTTTAAAAGATCTTCCTAGTAATATTGACGGTTTTAAAGGAGTTTCTACTCCTCAAAATTTATCTCAAGGAGGTTTTTTCTCTAATGTAGAAGATAATATTTCTGTTAGACCTCCTTTTACTAGAGATAATCACAACGCATTTTATCCTGCTGACGCAATACCAACTAAAGCAAGAGATATCATGACTTCTTGTAGATCTTCTTATGAGAGAGTAGGCATAATAAAGTCTGTTATTGATTTAATGACAGAAATATCTGTTGAAGGACTTGAATTAGTTAGCGACCATAAGCCTACGGAAAACTTTTATAAAAAATGGGCTGACAGAGTAAATCTATTAGATAGAGCTGAAAGATTTTCTAACTACTTTCTTGTTGAAGGAAACACCGTTGTCAGAACTAAAACAGGAGTTATAGATACTCTGGAAGTAAGAAGGTTAAAGAGAAGTAACGCCATTGAGAGTAGAGACCATGATGTGGAGCCTGGTGTTATACCACTATCTTATGTGTTTTATGATCCGGAGACAATTGAGTTGATAGGAGGAGAATTAGCTATCTTTTCTGGCACAAAATCATATGGAATAAGGATCAGTGCTTCAAATATACTAAAGTTGACTAGTCTACTTTCTAGTAATAAAAAACTTATTTCTAAATTACCTTCTGAATTAATAGCTTTATTAAAGTCTGGAAATAATCTTAGAATTCAAGGTAATACAGATATGATTATTCCTATTCCAGATAATAGAGTCTATGTAGATCATTTCAAAAAGAGGGATAGTGAAGCTTGGGCAAAAGGTTTTATTTATAGCATTCTTGAAGATGTTCTTTATAATTCGAAGTTAAGATTGGCAAAACTCAGTGCTTTAGATAGTTTCTATAACGCTATCCGTGTTTGGAAACTTGGAGATCACACAAATGAGATTCTTCCTTCTACTACTCATATGAATCAGTTAGCCAATATTTTAGAAAATCATTCAGGTGGAACAATGGATATTATCTGGGATTCTATGATTGATTTTCAAGCCCATTATCCTCCTATAGAAAAACTAGAAAAGTTTGAGGAAAATTTTGAGTCTATCATGCTGGGACTTGGAATACATCGTTCATTAGTAGGAGGTACTGCTTCAACCGGTGCTGCTGCTTCTGCTTTTGTTGGATTGAGAAATATGATGAAAAGGATCGATTCTGTGAGAAGAGCCGTTAAAAGATGGCTAGAGCACGAAATAGATATAATTTCTAAGAATCTTGGTTTTAGAAATAAGCCAATAGTTAGATTTAGTAACAATAATTTGTTTGACCAACAAAGTTATTTTAAACTTTTAACAGACTTGGTAGATAGAGATATAGTGTCTAATAGAACTATGGTAGAGAAGATTGGTGAAAATTGGGGAATAGAGAAATCTCGTATTAAAGAACAGATCGAAACTATAAAAGAAGGACATCCGGAAAAGAAAGGTCCTTTTATATCTCCTATTGTTCCTGAAGGAAACCATAGTAAAACTAAAGAAATTAATCAGATAGGTCATAAAAATGCTAAAGAGATGCAAAAACTCAACGCCGCTTCTAATAAAGAGCTTGGTAATCCTGTGGATAAGTTTAAGAAAACTGATAAGAGTCCTAAAAAACCAAAAAAACAAAAAGGTAGGCCTTCTGGAACTAAAGACACTGTCAAAAGAAATAGAAGATTCAGATCTAAAGCAGAATCTTTAATTTTTGTAGACAAAATTATAGACAAAAATAGATTCGTTGATAGATTCTAATTATTTGGAATCTAAAAATATAAGCAATAAAAAGGATGCTTACCGCTAATCAGAAGAAAGAGTTGAGAGATTTAAAACTGTCTATTCTTTCTGGTTCTTCTTGTGTTAANGATGTAGAATCTATGGAATCTATTGGGGAATTATTAGATAATATTGACGAGGAAGAGGTTGGAAATTTCGTGTATCATTATTATGAAGAACTTAATAATTGCGGAAAGAGTGTTTCNGCACAACAAGAGAAAGTTATAAAAGGACTGGTGTATTCGGAGTTGTATTGCGATGTCTCATAAAGTTAATTTAGATTTTAATAGTGAAAATAAAGATCTCTCTATTACCTTAGATGGTAAAGAAATTGAAAATATTCAAGAGCTTTGTTGTTCTGTTTTTGAGTTTGACGGAGAACTTTTTAAAAATCTGGTTGTTATTACTCATAAAAAAGGTGACGACGGAGGTGTTATTAGAACTATAATGAGATGGACTTGGTCAATAGACAATACTGATTCAGCAGTGGCTTTTGAAAGTAAAGAAGAATCTATTCCTAAAGTAGGAGTGTCTCTTGTTAAGAGTTTACTAAAATAGTAGAAAAATATATTAAAGAGAGAAGAAAAAAATAATCATGGCTATAAAGAATTTAAATTTTGGCGCTGGACTCAATGGGTCTTTTTCAGTAGATGTTGAAGAAGGAGGAGTAGCTGTTACGACTACTACAGTTCCTTTAAATTGTTTGAGGACTCCTCATGCGTTTTATCAGAAAAATCCTAGTTTAAATAATAATGTGTTAGGAGTATTGATTGACGGAATCAATTTACCTTCAGGTTCATCTTCGTCAACAGGAACTATAATGAGTTCTGGTTCGTTAGAAACAGACTTGGTTGTTCTTGGAACGGTTGTTCCTTCTGGTGGAACCCAAGCGTTTGCTGGACACAAAGGTCTTTTAACTAGCGTTTCTCCTAGTGGATTCAATCAGCCTGTAGGGGTGTTTAATAGTGGTCCAGATACTAGCGGTTTTTATTCCTTATCTGTAGTTGTGAATGCTTGTGTTTAATTAATATTTTATGAAAATTTTTAAAGCAGAAAAAAGTATAAAAGATGTTATATTAGAGAATACTTCGGTTTCTTGCGAAGCTCAGATATTACCTATAGATAATAAAGAGATATCTACTGATTCATTTATAAATGAATTGAAGGATTCTTTATCTAATGTTAACCTTTCTGTTTCTAATGATTTTTTTGATAGCCTTACTTCCGATGTAATCCCTCTTTCTTCAATTTTGGTAAGCGATATCTGGAATAAGAATGACGACGTTTTTACTTCTGAAATATTGATATCTTCTTTTGAAAGCGCAAAGTACAAACCTATAAATTGGATGCATAAAGGTTCTGAATTCAGAGGAAATAACAATATAGGGGTTATGATAAATACCTCTATGGTAAAAGGAAGTGTTTCAAATCTTTCAGATTTTGAGGAAAATGATTTTTCTGATTTATCTGATAGATCTTCTTCTGGAAGAGTTCATATAAAGCAAGACGGAATTATTTGGTCTACATATTTTCCTTCTTATTCTAAGCTTATTAAGGATGGCATAGAAGAAGATAATCTTTTTGTTTCTATGGAATGTTTGTTTAATGATTTTGGTTATGCTTTTAAGTCTTCTGAAGATGGGAACATTAGTTACTTAGAAAGAAATGAAAGCACTGCTCACTTCTCTTCGAATTTAAGGGCTTATGGCGGAGACGGAGAAGTTACAAAGGGTAATAAAAAATACTCTATTGGTAGATGGTTTAAAAGTTTGGTATTTTCTGGACAAGGCATAGTAGACAAACCGGCGAATACTAAAGGTGACGATATCTTAAGTGTGATATTATCAAACGATAAAAGTATAAATAATAACAAAGGATCTGAAAGTCTTTCAGATATAATTACCGATTTAATAAAATTGCATAATTCGGGTATTAATAAGACAGACGAAGATCTAGTTTTTTCAAATAAGGAAAAAAACAAAATGTCTGAAGATAAAAATATTAATGAATTGCAAAAGAAATTAGACGAGATGACCTTAGAGAGAGACAAAGGAATTAAGACTATAGCTAGTCTTAAAGAATCTGTTCAAACTGAGGAGATTGAACAGCTTCAAAAAGATCTCGATCAAGCTAATAATTCTCTTGCTGAGAATAAAGAAAAGATTGATAATTTCGAAACTGATTTGAAAGAATTCTCAGATGTCAAAGAACAATTGGCAAAAGTCATTGAAGAAAAAGAAAAGTTTGAAAAAGATCTTCAAGAAATTCGTTCTATTGAACTTGCTAGAGAAAGACTTAAAGAACTGAAGTCTATTAGTTCTTTATTCGATGAAGAATTAGACGAAATCAAGGTTTGGAATGAAAAAACTTTTGAGGCCGTAAAAAAGACTTTGACAAAAGCGGGTGTTAGTGGAGAATCTAAATTAACCGACCAAACAGTGAGTGGAGAACCTAAGTTAACTGATCAAACAGTCACTACAGAAACCAAACTTACTGAAGCAAATGAAAAAGAAGAAAATAGTAATGAAGAAGATAGCTCTAAAGCTATAGAAAATGCTGAAACAGACGAGTCCGAATCTGATTTAGTTGTCTCTGAAGATACTAAAAAAGGTTTAGAAGCTGGTAGAAATTTGGTTCGCTTTTGCTTAAATAAGTAAAAGCTCTGATATTGTTAAAAAAATATATTTACGGGTATATAATTATATAACGTAAAGTTAAATGTAAAGGTGGAATTCAATGGCTTTAAAACCAGATCGTGAAATCGTATTAGAAGATATTTCTAAGTTTATGCCTACTGTAGGAAATAGAGGCGGAGTTGTTAGCGCTACTGGAACTATTGCTTCAGGTGCCGCTATGGACCAAAGTGTTAATCAAGTCTGGTATAATACAAATGCTGCTTCTGCAACTGTAGAAGAAGCTATGGGAATGCTTATGGTAGATGTTGTTAATGTTGATTTGACTCGTCAAATTTTGAATCCTTTTAAGAGCGAAGCTCAAATTAATGACAAAGTCGTTCTTATGAGAAAAGGATGGGCTGTTACTAATATGGTTGATACTACCGCATCTGCTCAAGGAGCTGTTGCTGCTGGAAAAAATGCGTATTTAATCGGTTCTGGATTTCTTTCAACCGCTACTGGTATAGCAGGTAATCCTGCTAACAAACTTGTTGGTAGATTTGATTCTGCTGCAGATGAAGATGGTTATTACAAAGTGTATATAGATCTTTGAATTTAAAAAAGGTTATAATTAAAACAAGGTAAATAAAATGAATGAAAATAAAAATGATAATATTGAAGCTATTGCTACTTCCTTAAACAAGGAATCTTTAACTAATGAAGCTAAAGACCTTTTGGTCAAAGCTGGTAGTAATAACAGAGCGGAAGCTGAATTAGCTCAAGCAGAGATCGCCCAAGGTATACAAGAAGCGATTCAAAAACCTTTTGGTGCTAAAGAAACAAATGTTTCTACTGCTGTTGCTAATCCTATTAGGGAAGGCGTAGTTGACGGAGATATTGTTTCTGATATCTTTTTGTCAGAAGACTTTACTAATACTGGAGACATGAGAATTCCATTGGATCTTTTGAGCCCAGGTACGGAAAAAGAACATATTGCTTATGTTCTTCCTGACCACGGTAAGATTCCTCAAAGACGAGTCGAAGCTGACTACGTCATGCTGAATACCTATCCTATAGGGAATTCTATTGATTGTACGCGAAATTTCTTAAGAAATGCTCGTTTCGATATTCTTCGAAGAATGATCGAAGTTCTTAGAGCGGGTTTTGTAAAGAAAGATAACGACGATGGTTGGCAAACTCTTTTAGCTGCCGCTGACGGTAGAGGATTGGTTGTTTTTGATGGCGATGCAGCCAATGGACAGTTTACTCCTAAATTAACAAGCTTAATGAAAACTGTCATGCGTAGAAACGGGGGAGGAAATTCTACTTCTCTAAATCGTAAAAAGCTTACCGATATGTATATGGCTCCTGAAGCATTTGAAGATATGGTTAGTTGGGGACTTAATTTGATTCCTGACAGTTTTAGAGAAACTATCTTTAGAAGTGCGGACGGCGGAATCAACGGTCTCTTTGGTGTAAATTTCCATGACATTGACGAATTTGGTGTTGGTCAAGAATACAACAATTACTACAAAGATACTTTAGCCGGTACATTTGGAACATCAGATACCACAGTCTTGATTGGTTTAGACTTGACTTCTAAAGATAAAGCTTTTATGAATCCTGTTTCTGAACCTCTGAGTGTCTTTGAAGACAATACTCTTCATAGACATGGATTGGTTGGCTTCTATGGTCATAAAGAAAGCGGTTGGGCAGTTTTAGACGTAAGATACGTTTTAGCTGGTTCTTATTAAATAATTTTTTATTCATTTTGTTTTCAAAGAGGTCACAGATATTTTCTGTGACTTCTTTTTTTTTATTTAGGTGTATTATAGATTATGGCAGATATTTATATAGATTCAAATGCTCCTGTTGACAGTCCTCTAGGAACAACATCAAATCCTCATAATAATATCGAGGATTATGTAGGTTCTATAAATGATGGTGATACAGTTCATTTATCTGGTACTTTTAGACCTTCTAAAGCTATAGATGTTCTTTTTGGAACGGGTTATAACTTAGGGTTTATTGCTTTCGTTATTAAGGTTGGTCATGAATTAAAAACTGGTGATAGAATTGTTGTTTCCGGAGTGACTCCTTCTGGTTATAATGGTGTTTATAGTGTTTTTACTTCTGCTCAGGAAGCTATTCTAGTGGGTTCTATATTAGATCCCGGGGCATATTCTTCTGGAGGGACAATCAAAATAGAGGGAGGAAGAGGTTCTTTTTTAACTTTTTCTAACTTGACAGATGTAACTATAAAACAATGGGAAGGAATGCCCGAGTATATAGTCAGGGGAGATACAGAAATAGCTTCTTTTGTTTCAACTTCTAATCATTATATTACGGATTTGAACGATCTTTCCGTAGCAAATTCTGCTGTCGATTTTGTCAGTATCGTAGAAGATTGGGACACTTCTTTTAAAACTCTTAATAAATCTAATGGGGGAACTTTCTCTGCTCACCAAGGTCATATGGAAAAAAGAGATGCTGCTACTATAGATGTTCCTGCGAATACCGGTTCTTATTATTATGACACAGTTAATAAAAAAATTAATATAATTCCTTCTTCTGGAGCTGCTTCTGCACATACTTATAGTTGGTGTAAGGGAGGGGTTGCAGGATGGGAATTTGTTTCTTGCAATAGAGTCAAAGTCTCCGGAGGTAAGTTTTACTTATTTACAGATCCTGATAACGGACAGGGATATGGTGTAAAAGGTTCTAATTGCGTTAATTGTTCTATTGAAGATTGCACAGCAATAGATTGTGGATATCATCATTTTGGATTTGCTGGTAGTAATAATGACAACTGCGATATAATAAATTGTAAAGCTTCTGGAACGGTTTCAAATGGAACAAATGTTGGAAGAGCTTCTTTTGTGATATTTAATGATAGTCCTACAATTCCTCTTAGGGGTAGTATAGATAATTGTGAAGGGTATATACATCCATTATTAAATACAGCAGGAAAGGTTGTTGGAGAAGATGGTGGATTAGATGATCATAGAACCGATGCTTCTATGGGATTATTTCATCATATAGGAGTAAACCCTTCTGCTTCTATAAACGGGGTAATAATCAAGAATTGTAAAATTTACGGATTTAATGATCAGCTTACTGGCCTAGGAACTCTTTTTGGTGCTAGTGCCACACATAATACTCCAGTAGTTGCTGTTCCTGATGAGTGGGATTCAAGTAAATATCCTGTAAAAATTGTTGATTGTGAAGCTCACGGTGTAGACGCAATTGATTATAGAGAACAAAGCATAGCTTTTATAAGATGTTATTTTGATCCTTCTGCAGATACTTATCATTTGGCAGGAGGATCTATAGTGTTTGGAAGATCTATAGGAAATGGAGAACATATGAAAATTTTGATGGATTCATGTGTTTGTATATCTCCGGCAAATACTTCTGCAGGTATTATAATTACTAGGACTAATGCCACAACAGGTCTTTCTGATTTAAGATTATTAAACTGTCACATACATACTAGAGATTTGGTCTCTCCTAACTCTGTTAATATTGTAGGTGATGGAACACTGGGTATAATACAAAATGTCTTTTCTGTAGAGACCGGTGCTACTAGTCCTAGTGTTGTATTTCAAAATTCTAATAATCCGAGTCTTTTAGGCGCTACTAATGATAATTTATACGATGACGCATTTGTTAATGGTAGTAATATAACAGGAATCAATAGTATGGCTTTATGGCTTGGAAAAAGAGATTTCGATGGTATACAACAAGACGTCGATTCTTCTTTGAATTCAGATTTTAGCCCGATTTTTAGATCTTCATTATACTCAACTAAGAAAGTTTTGTCTGGAGATGTTACTAAAAAAGGAATAAATGGAAATCTATATGATGGTCACTATGGACCATACCAATTTAGAAAAACCAATATTGTTGATGTGGGAAATCTAGTAACTATTCCTTCCATGTAACAACAAGTGTATAATTATTAGATAATAATAAGGAATTTTTTATGGGCGCTCTTGATAATAATAATCCGAAATTTGCTTCTGCAATGTCTTATAGAAGTGCTAATCAGCAAGTTTTTAGAGATTGGTCTATACCTGGACACGCTGTTCCTGATGCTGCTAGAATTAATGCAAAATATGATCTTGACAGAACCCCTCTATCATTAGGAACAGGAGTATTAGTAGATACAAACGGTAGATATTTGTTAAATGATGCTGGAAGCGAACCCGTTTCTAAATTTGCTGTAGTAAATAACGGCTCTTCAGATATATATGCAGGAGTCAATACTGTTGCTAGTGGAACATGGGGAGCTTTAGACGGATTAGTTATAGGTGCCGGACAGAGTTTTGAGTTTGGTGAAGACGGAACTCAAGTCATAAGAAATGTTTGGGCAGTATCTAGCGTTGGAAGTATTTGGGTACAAGGTTATGCGACAAATCTTGATTCTGGTATAGTGTAATTATAATGAAGGTTTTCAATGGCTTGGACCACAACTTTACTAGCAAGGTTAAGATTATATATAGGGGATAGTGTCGCTCCACAGACCTATACTGATTCTGTATTGAACAACTATATAGTTTTAGCAGCAATCGATGTAGATTCAGAAACCAATCTTACTACAGCTTTTACATTTGATACAGATGTTCCTAGTATTACACCAGACCCCGTCACTGATACAACTGTTTCTGTTGGTATATCAAATTTATTTGTTGCTAAAGCAGCTGTGATCATATCTCTTTCTGAAGTTAGAAGAGACGTGGCTAAATACGGAATTAAAATAAAAGACGATCTCACTGAGTATGATGGAAGAGGAGCAATGAAAGGTCGTACAGATGCTTATAATTTCTTTTTAAATAACTTTCACAAAATAAAATATGAATGGGAAATAGGAAACAAAACTGCAGGAAAAGCTATTTTTGGACCATATGCAAGTGCTGATGGGTTCATTAATAATGACGGTTCTTCTTTTGTGTCTAGGAGGTTTAATTTTTAATGTCTTTAGAAATACCAGATTCTTTAAAAACCTCGTGGAGTGATAGTGTAGCAGATCTAGATAAAGTTACTAACGGAATAGGTTCGCAATGCCAGCTTGTTTTTGAAGCAGGAATAACCTCTACAACTGATGTCGCTGCTGATCCTGTCGGTCTTAAACCTAGATTTCAACCTTCTTACGGAGGCAGGTCTAATGTAAGTGATACTACCGGAAATGGAGTTGTTAGTAATCAAGCTAGCGCAGGACAAGGATTAAGAGCAACAGAAGTTACTAAGAATATAGAAGCAAGAATATATTCTGTAAATAGAAATTTACAAAAATACAATATAAGTGTTGCTAATAATGTAAATGTTTGGCAAATGAATACTTTGAAAAAATATCTTCCAGATATAGTCAGAGCTACTCACTGTATTTTCTACCTAAACTTAGGGGAGAAGACTATAAAAGCTCAGCTCTTACGTCCTCCAATTGTTTATGGATTAGGAGCAGCTGTAAAGTGTAAAAGTTTCTGGGTGGAGATTTAATTTGTGCCTGCGAAAATATCTTTTAAATTTACAAAAAACAACAAGGCTTTAGCTAATGAAATAGCTTCTCATTTTTCTAAAACTAAACTTCTTCCTAAATTAAGACAAATCAAAGGTGAGTTGCAATCTGTAATTCCTAGAATGATTGTTGATAAAATTAAAGAGGGGGATGTTTGGCAGGGATTGGCAGGTAATAAGGTCGGGGATAGAATATTAGATTTACAAGCGGTTTTAGGGATTGAAGATCCGGGACAAGTTCTATCTGAATTAGAGTCTGTATTATTAGAATCTATAAAAGTAAAAGTTAAAGAAGATAGAAGTAAAGGAGGAAGGCATTCTTTATTGATAGGAATAGTTAATAAAGGAGACGCTAATAGAATTACTGGTGTTAGTGGAGGATCTTATATTTCTGATCAAAGTGGGGAGACTATAAACTGGATGGAATGGATTATGTTTGGCAGAAGTGATCCGGTAAGTAAATCTTTAGTATATGCTGGTTCAGGAGATTCTAATATTTCTTTAGAAAATTTTATATCTAAATCTAGAACCGGAAGAGCTTTAATGATAGGAGATGGAGGTTGGGATATAAGAGATCATATAAGTACAGAAAATTTCATTGTTGAGGCTTTTCAAGACGGGACTTTATTTAATGAAGTTAAAAATATTATAATAAGTAGATTGAAAGGGTGATAGATGGCTTTAAATAATCTTACAGTCTTTGGTCAAAGTTCTTCTATAGTTCAGGTTTCTCAAAACGTAGAATGGTTTTTAAGAGATGCTATGTTAAACAGAGGGGGATATTTTAATATAACTAGCGGGATGAAAAATTATGAAGGTAATGATATATCTTTACTAAAACCTAGTTATCAGCCTGAGCATAGCAATTTTCAATTTTGGAAAGGCAATAGTCACCAATGGATTTGGGAATCTGGAGCTAATACTAATGCTACTTATACCGGAGGAGCAGATACAATACTTGTTTCCGGAGTATATATATCAGACACATTTTATCCCACAGGAAATTTGTCTATTCCTTTTTACATAGATTATAACAGAGGAGGAGTAGTGTTTAATTCTCCTCGGCCCTCTTCAGATATAATAAGATGTGATAGAAGCGAGAGAGCTTCTTTTGTTTATGATGCAGATTCTAATGAATATAGAACTATCATGAAATCTCATTTAAGAGGACTTTCTAATACTCCCGGTTCTGGAACAGATGCTTTTGCTCCAGAACTTAGCGTTTTTCTACCCGCTATATTTGTTAGTGTTTCTAATCCAAAAAATACGCCTTATCAACTAGGTGATAGCTCTCAATTTAAAGATTATAAAATAGATTTAGATATATTCGCTGAAAACAAACACGAGTTTGATTTTTTAAGAGGGTTTTGTCAAGATTTATATTTAGAATCTATAGAGATGTTTGATTACAACGATGTCTTAAGTAATAATGAATTGCCTTTAGATTATTTGGGTCGTTTTAAAATGGAAACATCTAATGTTCCTGCAAGAGAAATAACTGCTTTAGGAACTAAATATAATTGGAGAAAGGGAGTTTTCTTAGAAAATACTAGAGAAAATATTTTTCCGAACATTCTTCCTATTCATAGGGCTAGAGTAAGTTTAGAATTTCAAATAGTAATATAGTATTTATTTAGTGTATTATATATTGATACTTTCGTTTATTTGGAGATAATAATATGGCTACTACCGCTGTTACTAATGCTAATAATAGAGTTTTCTACGCTGTTCATTCTGTTGGAATGAAGGCACACCAAGCTCTTCCTATTACCTATAATCCTGTTTCAGGTGTCCAATCTGTAGGAATAAACACTACGTTTAATTTAGACCAAGTCTTTCAGCTTGGTCAATTAGATTTGTATGAAAACATTGAAAATATTCCAGATGTAGAAGTGACTATCGAGAAAGTTCTTGACGGAATGCCTTTGATACAACATTTATCTACTCCGTCAGTTGCGGCTAACGCTTCTGGATTATCTACTAGATACGGAAATTCTAGAACAGATGTTGCTATTGCATATTATGATGATACTCAAGAAAATGCGGTAGGAAACTCTCTTGCCGTAGTTATGTGTTCTGGTATGTATATGAGTTCTATAAATATGTCTTTTAATGTTGATGGAAACGCAACAGAATCAGTGACTTTAGTAGGTAATGACAAGTTTTGGGAAAAAGGAGTCAATAATTTTGAGTACCAACCACCTTCTAGTGCTTTTGGAGGAAAATCTCCTAATTCCACTATAAGAAGAAGACAACATATTCAAACTACCGGAATAGCCGGTACTGGAGCTAGTCTTTTTCCAAGAGACATTCCTGGAATAAGACCTGATGGAGCTATAGACAAAGCAGGAGGAGCAAGAATTCAAAGTATTACTACTTCTGTAGATTTAGGTAGATCAGAGTTATTTGAACTTGGAACTAAAGGTCCTTATCATAGGTTTGCCGAATTCCCAACGGAAGTTACTTGCGCTATTGAGGTTATAGAACCTGAGTTTGGCGATTTTGTGGAGGCCGATTCTTCAAAGAACAGTAATGTTAATCCTGAAAGAATTTATATTCTTGTTGGTTCAGATGTAGATAACAATTGGACTATTATTAATCTTGGAAACAACAATAAACTTTCTTCTATAACTTCTTCTGGAGGAGATACCGGCGGAGGAAATCGTTCTACTACTTATAATTATAGTAATTTTAACTTCTTTACCGTTGTTGATAGCGAAGATGTCGCAGGTGTTGATAGCGCAATTTTTAATTGATTTTTTTGCTTATGGGGTCATAAAATATGCCAAATACAAATAATAGAGTTTTTTATGCGGTACACGCTGTAGGAATTCGCCCTCTTGGAAATACTAATAGATATCATCCTCTTTCTGGAGTTCAGTCTGTTGGTATTAACACCACTTTTAATCTTGAACAAGTTTTTCAACTTGGGCAACTTGATCTTTATGAAAATATTGAAAATATCCCAGATGTAGAACTTACTGTGGAGAAAGTTATTGACGGAAGAGGTCTTATACAACACACCGCTACTTATAATGCTCTTTCTACTGCTTCTGGATTGTCGACAAGATATGGAAATTCTCGTTCAGATGTAGCTATCGTATATTATGCAGATAACAAAGTAGCTGCTACTGGCAATGATGCTTTAGCAGAAGTTGTGTGTTCTGGAATGTATGTGAATAGTATAAATCTGTCTATGGGAGTAGATGGTAATTTTACAGAATCGGTAACTTTTGTAGGTAATGACAAATTTTGGGCTACAGCAGCATCTATTACATCAACAGGATTCGCCGGACCTTCTCCTCGACTGTTTAATTTTGAACCTTCAGGAACAGAATATTATAATCAAGGAAGTCCTTTATCAGAAGTTTTTAGAAGAAAAAATT